TCCTTTATTAAAAGTTATGTCTGAAAGACCAAAAAGTGCCATGATTGTCCTATAGGAGTTATAGATAGTATTTATGTCATATAAAGGAATCTTTCACCCCAAAAACCCAAAGAAATATAACGGTAATGCTAACAATATTATCTATCGTTCTTCATGGGAAATCAGAGTAATGAAGTGGTTAGATGACAACCCCAAAGTTATTTGGTGGGCATCGGAAGAGTTGCCGATACCTTATAAGTCTCCTATCGACCAAAGGGTGCATCGTTATTTTCCAGACTTCATCGTTAGGATCAAACGGAAAGATGGTCAGGAGATGACGATGGTGCTGGAAGTAAAGCCAGAGTCACAAACAAAACAACCAGTGCGAAGGCGCAAAACGGCACGGTTTATCCAAGAATCCGCAACATATGCCATCAATCAAGAGAAGTGGCGAGCAGCTGACTTATTTTGTAAAGAACATGGATGGCAATTTAAAGTGCTAACTGAAAAAGACTTAGGCATTTGAGATAAATAGATAATGGCAAAATTACTTGATAGAATTAAAACATCACTTGCAAAAGAAGGTCTAACTCCTAGAACCAATGCATCTAGAGCATGGTTACGGGCAAAAGTCAAAGACTTAAAACCAACTTCATATGGGTTGATGACCGACAGGCAAAGACTTAAAAATAAATCTATGATTGGAAGAATGTACTTCTATTTCTATGACCCAAAGACAAAAGACTCAATGCCTTATTATGATAGGTTTCCTTTAGTGATTCCTATTGAGCGATATAACGATGGATTCTTAGGATTAAATTTACACTACATTCATCCAAAAAATAGAATGATTTTGTTGGACAAATTAAGTGATACTATTTCTAATGATACTTATGATGAGAACACTAAATTAAAAATTAACTACAGATATTTGGCGGCCGCATCAAGAGTGTTTGAAGCGACTCCTTGTATCAAAAGATATTTATTTACTCAAATAGAATCTCGATTTTTAGAAATCACTGCTGATGAATGGGACATTGCTGCATTGTTACCTGTAGAATCATTTGTTGGTGCAAGCACAAGTAAAGTTTACGCAGACTCAAGGAAAAAATTCTAATGTCATTTTCACCAAATTTATTTTTATCTAACATTAGAGCAAAAGATGGACTTGCAAAACCTTCTCGTTTTGAAGTTGTTCTTCCCATACCACCATATATCAATCAATTTGTTGGAAACTCAATATTAGAAAAGATATTAAATTTTCCAAATTCTGTTTTTGCTGATGTGAGTAGTGCCATTAATAAAGCTATATCAGGAAATAATATTGGTGATACAGGCGACCAACAATCAAGAACTTCTAACGCATCGTTATCTAGGTACCTTGCTTTACAATGTGAGTCAGCTGAATTTCCAGGAAGAACATTTCAAACAGCAGATGTGAAAATTTATGGACCAACTTTTAAAGTACCATACCAATCAATGTATGGTGACACTAATTTAACTTTTTTATGCACCAATGAATTCTATGAAAGAAAATTATTTGACCGTTGGATGGAAGCGATTCATCCTAATGATACAAATAATTTAAGATTTCCAAAAGGTGATAAATCAAGATATATGACAAATATTAAAATTATTCAATATGATGATTTTATTAAAAAAATTCATGCAGTAGAACTGATAGATGCATTTCCAATTGGAGTTGCATCACAAGCTTTGAGTTGGAGTGAAGACGGATTTCATAGACTTTCAATTCAATTTGCCTATCAGAGATACAAAACAGTCTATGATGGGTCCTATGATTTGGGTGCAGCTGCAGCCTCATTATTTGGGGCCGCAGGTGCAAGATTGCTTCCTTTTGGAAAAGCACTTCGAGCATTTTAATTTTTTTTTATTAACAAAGCGAAAGCGAGGATATAATGTTACCTAAACTAGACGTACCGGTATACGAAGTAAAACTAATTTCAACTGACAAAACAATTAGGTTTAGACCATTTTTGGTCAAAGAACAAAAATTGTTTTTAATGGCATCTGAATCAGATGACCAAAAAGAAACAGTTAATGTTATTAGGCAAGTATTGAAAAATTGTATTTTAGATGAAATAGATGTTGACAATTTATCAACATTTGATTTAGAGTTCTTGTTTATGAATTTGAGAGCGAGATCCGTTGGTGAGATTGTTGATTTAAAATATAAATGTAATAACACTCTCAAAGATGAAAATGGAGAAGATAAAAAATGTACAGGGTCTGTTGAGTTCAATTTAAATCTACTCGAAATTCAACCAACAAAGAATCCAGAACACAACACCAAAATTCAACTAACTGAGAATCTTGGCATATGTTTAAAGTATCCTACATTTGAAATGATTCAGAAGTATGAAACTATGAATGAAAATGATGTTATGTTAAATGTTTTGATAGATTGTGTGGACTACATTTATGATAAAGAACAAATCTACTATGCAAAAGATTCAACGAAAGAAGAAATAATAGAATTTATTGATGGTTTGCAACAATCACACTTAGAAAAAATTAAAATTTTCTTTGACACAATGCCTGAAATTAAAAAAGATGTTCATTTCAAATGTCCGAAATGCGATTATGAAGAAGACATTGAAATTAAGGGCATGCAAAATTTTTTCGTCTAATATTTCGTTATGATACATTAGGTAACTTTTATCAGACGAACTTTGCGTTGATGCAACATCACAAGTATAGTTTGACTGAGCTTGAAAACATGTTGCCTTGGGAGAGAAACATTTACTTGAATCTTTTGATTACATATTTGGAAGAAGAAAAACAAAGAATAGAACTACAAAAACAAAGTAGAAGAAGATAATTAATGGCCACAAAAACTACACTCGCAGACACCTTAGCAAAAGAGTTGGGTTATAAGGATGCTAGAGCCCTCAAAGACCAAATAAAAAGGTCTGGTGGTGGCGATTTTGCATCAAATGTTAAAGGTCGTTTAGAATCTGGTGCTGGGTTCGGAGAATCTTTTAAAGAAAGTATTAAAGATAAGATATCAGATGTAAAAGAAACTTTTTCAAAAAAAGGTTTAAAGAAACTTGGTAAAAATGCTTATAACTCATTTTTTGGTGGTGATGATATATTTTCTTCTTACATGCGAGGAAGACTAAACACAGGTAAAAAAGAAAAACTTGAAGGCATTGAATCTCCTGGATCTAGTCCAACAATCGAAGGCGGAGGCGAAGGTGGATTGGGTTCAGAAGGAGTTGCAGTATTAAATGTAATTGCTAAGAATGGTATGTCGATACCAGGTATTGCCAGAGACATGAATGTGTTAAGGCAAAATCTTGTCAAGTTAGTTAAATTACAACCAGGTGGTAAAGACAAAGCAAGACTTGGCGCCGACATGTATTTCAAAACGGCTGACCAACGAGAGCAAATGCTCGAGGATCAAAAAGCAAAAGAACAGTCAAAGGCACCAACTTCAGGTAATGCGAAACCAGAAAAGAAAGAAGAAGGTGGATTTTTAAGTGGCATATTAGATAAGGTAATAGGATTTTTTACTGGATCTTTTACGTCTGCATTATCTGCATTGTTTTCTCCAGGAATAATTTTAAAAGCATTAAGTAAAATATTTGTTATTGGTGCAATTGTTGGAGCATTAATTAATGGAATTATAGATGGGTTTCGTAAATGGCAAGAAACAGGTGATTTAAAAGAAGCACTTATCGCAGGTCTAGGTGGTGTATTAGATTTTCTAACATTCGGTTTATTTGGTGCGGATGAGTTAAAGAAAGCCTTTGATTTTATAGGTGGATTTGTTGGGCCAATTGTTGATAGTATATCAGAAACTTTTGATAGTTTGAAAATGTGGGCAGTAAATAATATTGGAATTCCTGAAATAAAAATTCCACTAGGATCAATTCCAGGTGTATCAGGTCTTAATAAAATACTACCTTCTGGATTTCAAATTCCAGAAAATATTACTATTGGTCCATATTACCCGTTTAAAAAGAATCCAAAAAGCACAGAACCAGAAAAATCTGCGGTAAAAACAAAGAGTGCAACTGATGATAAAAAAGAACCAGAAACCGATTCATCTAAAACTTCACCGACTACTGAACCTAAATCCGATTCTGGTTCCCCACCACAAAGTACAACTCCAACAGCAGTTCAAAAGAAAGATGGCCAAGAATTAAAACTTCCTCAAGGAGTTACATATAATGATGGCATGTTTAAGTATAAAGGTGTTGATTTTACTGCTGAAAAACAAGATGAGTTAGATAAACAAGTAGAAGCAATTGACAACAAAAAAGTAGTTGAATATCAGGGTGTTGGTCCATCAGGACCAGCAACAGTAACATTTGACGGCACAACAGGACAAAAATCATTTGCACAACCAAAACCAGAAGAATCACAAGTATCTGGTAGTTCAACAACACCACCTGCTGCTGGTGTTGCAAGTGCTGGAGGCGGTGGAGGTGGAGGTGGAGGTGGCGCATCTGCAACACAAACTGCACCTAGTGGTGCAGCGATAAGCGCAGATTCTTCATCAGTATCAGAAGGCCAGAGATTAGATTCTGCAGCTGATGCAGGAGTAACAGTCAATGCACCAACAACAAATAATTCATCTGATAAAATTGGCAAAGATGCACCTCCGCAAATTGCAGATGTATATAATCGTGAGTTTATTGACT